GTGCAAATGTAAGTGGTAAGAGAAAAAGTATCACACCGGTAATCTTATTCATCACACTGTACACTGCGGGATATTTTTTGTTCACCATGAAACCGTTTGATTACCAGTCAGAATGACACTGCTCCAAAACTCGAGCAAGCCACGCGGCCAACGCCGAAAGGTTTGATTACCAGTCATAATCAGATACTTTGCATAATGGCAGGTAGATTGATTGTTATTTCGTTTTGTGTCCTAAAATGTCCTAATTGCTTATGATCTTTTTGCGCGATATTTCGTCCAAGCAGTAGCTACGATATCAGCGAATTGCTGCCATTGAGGTCGGTCGTAGTGGATTTCACCTACGTTCTTTCCGGCATGCCCCATCATCTTTTCAACCATATCTTCGTCGATTCCAAGTTCCCATCTATATATGGTCCGCCAAGAATTGCGGAGATTGCCGGTCGGAATGTATTTTAGACCGCATTTTTGCAGGTCTTTTTTCCAAGACGTACGAAAGACAGGTTGTCCTATTGGTTGACCGTACCCCTTATCAGAAAGCCACTGATTCTCTATGTCTAAAATATCTAATGACCAAGGTTCGGGGATTATCACAGGACGCCTACTCTGTGGATTTTTAAGAGTAGATAAAACGTTGCCAGAGTTGTCTACCTGACGTTCAATGTTGACGATGGCAAGTGTCATATCTTCGTGCCTGTAAGCGCTCACATCGTCAGAGCGTACTCCCAACGCTTCACCAACCCTGCATGATCCGATTCCACATAAGACAGCGGCAGGATAGGCAACAGAGCCTTTTAGGGCTGTTAGGACACTCTCAAGCTCAGAGAGCGAGTAAACAGTTTTATCTCGTGCTGTTTTCTGCCGAGGAAGCCTATAGGAAGCGCTAGCTGGATTAGCAGATATAATCTCAAATAATACGCACTTGTCTAAAATTTGTTTCAGCACTCTCAAAGACGAAGAAGCAATATCGTAAGTCATGGTAGGCAACCATTCCTGAATACCTAGAGGCCTGATTGTTGTGATCGGCATATTTCCAAAAACTGGTTCTATATGAACTTTCCACCGGCTCACATAACCTTGATAGGTGTTTTGAGATAAGTCTTTTGAGTCCAGACGCTCTGTGATTTCCGGAAGATACCACGCTTCATAAGCCTGTTTGAGCGTTGGTACAGGCTTGTCTTGGCTGTGTTCTATGCGTCTTTGCGCTAATACTTCATCAGCTTTTTTGCGTGTGCCGTAGACGGTCTCAGAGTGTCTTGTATAACCTCTGCCGTCTCCCGTGTCAGCCATATAGCGAATCCGGCGCTTACCTTGCCCCATTGATTGATTAGAACCCCATGAAGAGCGTTTCCGTGTCATAATATATTCACCTTCTATGTCTGAGTTGTGAAGGTTGCCCCCTGTTGTGTCTTGGCGGACGCAGGGGGCATAATTTTTACTTACGCTCCATCTTTATGGTCTTGGTCGTCCCCATGGCCGTGAAATCAAAGGAAAGAACGCCGTTTTCATACTTAAAGTCCTTGGTCTTATCCTGAGATCCCATGATCGACTTAGAGAGAGCTTCTGTATCAGCTTCGCTTGTGAAGTTGTACTTATCGTCTGTAGTGTCTGGAGCAGGTATAGTTCCCTGCCAGTAGAGCATCTTGGTATCTTCTTTGACGCTAACAAGATAGATAGTGATAGTTCCGTCCTTAATCTCTGCTTCCATAGTAGAGGTCGCTGGATCGGCGGAATTGGTGGCCTGCCAGGTGCCGTCAAGACTCAAAGGCTGCTTTTGTTCTTGCTTCTGCTCTGGTGCTGTAGACCCCTGATTAGAACTTGTTGGTGCGCCGCCACAAGCTCCTAATGTAAGGGCTAAAGCTGCTCCTGCGACTGCTACAGCAATCTTTTTTGCGTTCATACTTTCTCCTTACTTACGTTACCTAACACCTACTCTTGTCTTACAACACAGAGAGGACAATTACCATGGATAAATACGAGATACATCTTTCTGTCATCATCGTTGAGCTTTCTGCAATCTTTTTCTTGCTGCTTACTAAGCTTTAAGGAATATGGCAGAAGCCAGAAGCTGGAACAGAAAAGCTAATACTGCACCTAAAACAACCAGCAAAACATAATGTAGAAGCTTGCTTTGCTCTGCTTTCTTCTCGCTTAGTCGTTGCTCTTCTAGGCGTTTCTGCTCAGCTTCTTTCTCTTCAAAATAGTGGATAGCTTTAGTAGATAGCTCTACATATCCACCGCCACTTTTATAAAGAGTTACTTTAGACAGCATACCGCTCTCATTAAGCTCATGGAATGCGATAGATTGCGTATTTGTGCAAGATACGTGTCCCGCACTATCCATTTTGCTAATAAGCTCTCTCAGTAACTCTTCTGCTTCCGGAGACATCTCTTCCCCTCCTTAAATCTCAAAGCCAAACGGGACCATGTACCATACGACTTGCCCTATTACAGTTACAGGGTCTGTGTCGGGTTCGTTGTAGTCGTATATCTGAGGTCTAAAGGTTGGATCATTGCTATCAGGTATTAGCTCATAGCCGTTTTCAAGCACTTTCACGCGCTTAATAGTGGCGTCAAAGCCGTTAACACATACTGCATACGCTTTCATGGGATGTTCTACGGTATCGCAAGGATTTATAAGAGCATAACAGCCGTTCGGAAGCACTCGATTCATTGACTCCCCCGCCACTTTCAAAAGGAAGGCTTTAGGGTAGCTATTGTGAACTTCAGCGGGGATATCGTAGGTATCTTCTACCGCAATCATTTCTATAGGAGTGCCGGCTGCAATGCTTCCAAGAAGTGGAACAGGCACTGTTTCACAGATTTCTTCTGGATCAGGATTAGAGGTCATTCCGAGAAGATATGAAAGAGTAACATTTAATACCTGGCTAATCGCTATGAGCTTGTCTGTACGTATATTTACCTGTCCGACTTCATATCTTTGAACAGTTTGTTGAGTAGTACCCAATGCATCAGCAAGTTCTTGCTGTGTCATACCTCTAAGCTTCCGAGCTTCTGCAACTTGGTATTTCATATACCGCTCACCTCCAAAAACATACCGTTTGTGTGATGTTTATTTTTACACAAAAAATGTGTTGCATCAAACACATATTGTGTGTATATTACTCATTGTGGAAACACAAAATACGTGTATTTGAAAGGAGGTACTCAAAATGAGGATGAACATGAAAGCAGAGCGTGCTAGAACCGGACTTACCGCCGAAGAGGTCGCGAAGCGCATCGGAGTCTCAGTAAATACATTGCTGAGGTGGGAGTCTGGCCAAAATGTTCCGCTTGCAGAGAACTTGATGCATTTGGCACAGCTCTATAAATGCTCACCTGACTATCTGCTAGACACAAAAAATGGAGAAACACATTCTATGTGTTATAGCCACTAACCACTACCGCACCTTGAAAACCGAATAGTTCAGATGAGGGGGCAGAATTGAGGTCTTATGTTCCAAAAACTACTTAAACGATTCTGCAAATGGCTTTACCAATACTTCCCTGAAGAAACTTACAGCGTCTCATTCTCTGATCGTGAGATTGGTAAATATGTTCGCGAAGTTACTGAGCAGAACTCCACTCATAGTAAAGCTCCAGCATAAAAATTGTTGATTCCTGGCTTGCCGCTAGAAAAGCACTAAACATTTCGTCTCGTTTAATTCTTCCGTTTTCGTCCGTAAACTCCCCTAATGTTCCGAGCTCAATTTTCTTGAATTTTGTTTTTGTCTCTTCCTCATTCAAGAGATCTAAGAACTGGTTGAAATCCTTCACAACAACTCCTTCCTAGCCCTCTCACCTGAACTATTCGGAAATTGTACCTTCTCAATCGAATAGGCAGTACGGCGTCCGGCAGGGGACTGAAAAGTGTAAGGCGTTCCGGCGTGATGGCTGCGATTTGGCGGGTTTCTCGGCATCTTGCGAGATGTAGCCGTAAGAACAACCGCAACAGTATCTATTCCCTATCAGTAAAGGAGGTCTATTGAGATATATCAGTTTATTTAGTGGTATAGAGTCCGTATCATGTGCCTGGGAACCTTTAGGATTCCAGCCACTTGCATTTAGTGAAATCGATAAGTACGCATCTGCGGTACTCGCCACCCATTACCCACATATTCTAAACCTCGGAGACATTACTAAAGTTGATTGGAGTAGTTATCATGGCAAAGCCGATATCGTCGTTGGCGGAAGTCCTTGCCAGTCCTTTAGCGTCGCTGGAAAGCGAGAAGGACTTCGTGGAGCGTCAGGACTCATGTATGAGTACATTAGAGCTGTACGAGAAGTCCGTCCTCGATGGTTGTTGTGGGAGAACGTCCCGGGCGTCCTCTCGTCCGGCGACAGGGAAGATTACAGATGCTTGCTCAAGGAGTTGGGCAACCTCGGGTATTGCCTCGCATGGCGTGTATTGGATGCGCAATTTTTCGGAATACCCCAAAGACGCCGTAGAGTCTTCCTTGTCGGATATCTTGGAGCCGACGCAAGCCGTGCCGCAGAAGTACTTTTTGAGCGCGAAAGCCTGCGCGGGGATACTGCGCCGGTGCGCCAAAGCAGGCAAGATGCCACCGGAACCAATGATACAAGCGCTCAAATCGCAGATACATACACGCTAAAAGTAAGACAAGGTACCGGCAATGGCGGCAAAGGAGCTCTTGTGCATAAAGATATGCTCTCGACGCTCAATGCGTCGTATAAGCCTGTACTCTTTTGTCGCGCTGGAAACCATGCTAAAGCTGGATGTCATAAGGACATAGCGCCGACACTAAGCGCTCATGCTGCTAAAGAGCCGTTACTTATATCACTCATGCCACCGCGTCATCTGACGCCGCTTGAGTGCGAGCGTCTGCAAGGCTTTCCCGATGGCTGGACGGCCGTCACGGGACCTGATGGCAAGCCGCTAAGCGACACACGCCGCTACAAGATGCTCGGCAATTCTATGGCCGTGCCAGTCATGAGATGGATTGGATCAAGGATTTTGCGAAGTGACATATAAAAGTTTGCCCTCACACTGCACCACCAGCGCGAGGGCTTGCCCAGAAAGGTGTCCCCCCTATGGACAGATCCATTATACCAACCAAGATTAAGGCCCACATAGTCAATGCCTATGCAATTCTCGCGTTGACCGGAGCTTTATTTATTGGTGTTTTCTTTGTTTTTGATAGATTCGGCGTATTTGGCTTTATCGGTTTTGTAATGGTTTCCGTAATTATGTGGAGGTGGTCAAAAGATGTCGAGCGAGCAGAAAGAAATTACTGCAGACGTAAGCGTACTCGCTAAGCTCTTTGAGAAGTTCATGCTTGCGTCCGCTGAAGCGCAGCGCGAGCTTGCGGAGAAGACGGGCACGGTCAACGGCTCACGCTCACTCAATGCCGCAGTGCTTGCGGGGTTTCGTCCGCAGCTTGCCTACACGATTGCGCAAACCGCTAAGTATTCCGGTATCCCCGGCTCAATGCTCAGGGCTGAGCACAAGGCAGGAGCCCTGAAATTCATCAAGCCAGCAGGACAAGAGCGTGGCTACATGATCACGTGTGAAGAAATGGACCGCTGGCTTACAGAGTGCACGAGCTAGCCATGAAGGAGATGCTTTTGGTGCTAACGGCAATCACATGTGTGGTTGCTTTTTCTTTAGCGATTTACTCAGGAAGGAAGTACAAATGAAAAAGAAAGACAGAGAAGCCTTGATAGAGCAGGTGTCATTTTTGACTGCTCTACAGAAGAAGGTCAAAGAATACCTCGACGCGCACAGTGAGGACTCCCCGCGCTCAGAACTCGATTCCATGGTGCGTGATATGTACCAAGGTATGGGAGTCTCAAAGCTCGACCTTAAGGTTCGAGGGCAAAAGGTCGGCACCGTATCCGCTCGGCTCTCCAAGCCGGTACATGAGATAAAGCCGATGATAGAAAACGGTACAGAGTTCTTGGACTGGCTTTTGACCTCTGACGGCGGCAAAGACACTCTCTCACGCCTTATCGCGCAAAAGCCCGATCTTCTCCTTGAGCTTGCAACAGCCGATGGAGAGTTGCCGGACGGATGTCGAATGGTCGAGCGTGATGTTCCTGAGTCGTGGCTCGGCACCACACTTCGTGTTGACGCTGACAAGGTGGCCAAGGCGTACGGTGGCGAGCTCTCAGGGGCCGTTGTTGGTCTTCTTGGAGGCGAATAACCATGACAATTTATCACGCAAGCTGCCGAGATGCTAAGACGGCAGAAGAGTATTTGTTGAGGTGCCTATTCAAAGCAGAAGACGAGCGAGACGAAGCCATGGCATACTGCGATGGTGTGCGCCGGGCTGAAGAAGATCGCATTGAAGCCGAGAAAGAAGCTCAGAAAGAGCTTGAGGAGAAAGTCAAAAACGCCCCAGTGTTTTCCGTGAAGGAGACAAAGACTGTCAAATACAAGGTGGCTCAAGATTACAAGTTTTATGACAAGGATTATGGTCTAGCGGACACTGAGGTGCTTACTAATGCCCTCAGCCTCAATGATGAAGACCTGTACGAATGGGCTTGTAAATCTTATCACGGAGAAAAGTCTTGGCATTCAGTTATACCAATCGAGCGTTCTGAAAAGACATTTGATTATGTGCTTGCATTCTCCAGTGATGATGGTGAGTCTCTATACACATTTATCTCTGATGAATGTTCTCCTGAGAGCTTTGATGAGCTCGTAACGGGCGAAGCGAATACAGGTGTAATTTGTCCAATCTCTAAAGATGCTGAGATTAAAGCCCTCGCAATCGCTGAACTGCGTGAAGCGTTACAGAGAGCCATTTCTCGGCTTTTGAAGAGAGATGATAAGAATGAGAGCTGAGTATCAAAAGCCCTATGGTTATGGTAAGTATCTTATCGCAGTAGCCGTCAATGACCTCGGCTATCGCTGCGGATATGTCGGTGTGCCTAAGGAAGACCCTCTCTATGGCATGTCATATACCAAAGAGGAAATCTTTGGTGCTGCTTGCGTCCACTGTGGGCTTACTTTTTCGGGGACTCGCGATTTTATCACGCCAGATGATCTCTGGTTTTTCGGCTTTGACTGCGGATATTACAGAGACGCCATAGACGTATCGACACCAGAGGGGAAAGCACGCTTCGATCGCGAGATTGCAGGCCCTCGCAATTGGCTTTTAGAAGGCCATGTATGGACGCTTGAAGAGACAATCGCGGAGAGTGAGTGTCTAGCCGATCAGCTTATCAGGCTATCGCAGGCTATGAGGGGAGATACTAAAGATGACCGACGAAATTACATCTAAGATCATTGAGGAAATCGCTAAGCGCTTTGACGGAGCCTATAACATCGCGGCAGAGTCTATGTCTCAGTATGTACAGACAAAGATAGTAGACTCATGGTGCTGCTTGGTTATGATCGGTATAGCGATCATTTTATGTACTGTCCCGTCAGTCTTCTTATTTCGCAAGACGAGGACTCTTCACAAAACAAATGATGAAGATTGGGGCTTTTTTCTTTTCTGCACTATTGTTCTTACTGGCATTACTTCAATTTTCATTGCGATTTTTATCTTTTCCGCTTTCAGCACATACAACTGGATAACCTTCCCGCAGGGGATGCTCGTCCATGAAATTTTAGGGAGGTAGCCATGAAAGGCTACAAAGCATTTGATTCCGACCTCACATGTCGCGGCATGCAGTACGAGGTCGGTAAAGAGTATACACACGATGGCGATATATCGCTGTGTGAGCAGGGCTTTCATTTTTGCGAGCAGCTTACCGACTGTTATCAATACTACAATTCTAAAAGCCGCATCTGCGAGGTTGAAGCCTTAGGCGAGGTCAAGACCGACGATACAAAGAGTGTGACCGACCACATACGTATCATGCGTGAGCTGACACGAGAGGAGATAGTAGCGCTGGCGAATGTTGGCGTCGATAATACGGGTGTCTGCAACTCCGGGGACTGGAACTCCGGGAACCGCAACTCCGGGGACTGGAACTCCGGGAACCGCAACTCCGGGGACTGCAACTCCGGGGACTGGAACTCCGGGGACTGGAACTCCGGGAACCGCAACTCCGGGGACTGGAACTCCGGGGACTGGAACTCCGGGGACTGGAACTCCGGGGACTGGAACTCCGGGAACTGGAACGTTACTAATTTTTCTTCCGGCGTACTCTGCACCGAGGAGCCTGAATGCCTGATTTTTGACAAGCCATCCGGTATGACCTTGCGAGAATGGCGAGAGACCAAGGCGGCATACCTCATGTGCCGCATCCGCTTTGATACGACCGAGTGGGTACGCGAGGAGCGGATGACAGACGACGAAAAGGTAAAAAATCCACAGCATGAGATACTCGGCGGTTACCTCAAGGAGTATTCAGAGCCACACTACGCCTTCGCCGAATGGTGGGACGCGCTTGCCGAAGACGAGCGCGACATCATCAAAGCGATTCCCAATTTCGACGCCGACAAGTGGTACCGCATCACTGGGATTGACCTGAGAGGTGAGAGCAATGAGTGATTATTTCGCTACACCTGAGGAGCGCCATGAGGTAGCAGAGCGACTGCGCGAAAACAGCACTTTTCACAACGCTGAAGAAGCATTACGGATTATCTGCAAGTGCACCATTAGAACAATGAAGGGTTCCAAAGGAGTTATGGAAGTTCTTGCCGATCTCATAGACCCCACATGCCACATGATAGATAGCGAATGGGACAACGGGGAATGTACATGGGGCTGCATTTGCAAAGAATGTGGTTCGAGGTTTGAGCATGAACGAGTTGCTTACATTAACTACTGCCCTTCTTGCGGGTCTAGGGTGGTGAAGCCATGAGAGGCATGAAAAACATTCAAAGATGGAACTGTGAAAAGCAAGCGTATGAGCTGTACAGAATTCCGAGCACGTGGAGCGTGAAAAAAGCCGTGCCGTCTATGTATCTCAACGCCAATTGTGCGCAGTGTGGCAGGCTCATTAAATACGGCGGGATGTATGAAAGTCGCGAGTTATATACAGATAGTGGCGAAGGATATGCGGTGTGCAAGGAGTGCCACGCAAAAGAGGTCGCGCGGGGAAACAAGATACGGGGGTTTGATAAAGCATGAGTGAGAGTTTGCCACAAGCCCTAGACGTGGCCTGCGGACCACGGAGCTTTTACTTTGACAAAGAGGATGCGCGCGTACTTAAGTGCGACGCACATCCGAGACGTTGCACACTATGCGATGGCCGTACGCTTGAGGTTGCTCCCGATAAAGTAGCCGACTTTCGAAAGCTACCTTTTCCAGATGAAAGCTTTAACCTCGTTATCTTTGACCCACCGCATCTTGAGGTTGGTTCTGGGTGGCAAGTTGATAAGTACGGCAAGCTCGATAGATATGGCTGGCGCGATGACTTGGCCAAAGGCTTTAGCGAGTGTCTGCGCGTACTCAAGCCATACGGCGTATTAGTTTTCAAATGGTACGAGTATCACATCCCGCTCAAGGATGTACTGGCGCTTTGTCCGGCAAAACCAATCATCGGCAACCGCCGCCCTAAAGCGTCTAGAACGCATTGGGTGCTTTTTATGAGAGAACCAAAGACAGTAGAAGAACAAACTGCTCTCCCGTCAAGCGATTACGTTGACAATCAAACCCTTGCATTAGCAACGTAAGAATTAACGATGATAAAGGGAGGACAAATGACATTACTTAGACGCTGGAACTACAACAAACAGACCTACGAGTCATACAATGCCCCGAACGAACTGAAGGTCAAGAGCTACTCGGACGATATGGACGAGATCGTCAGTTGTGCTCTTTGCGGACGCCCGGTGCGATTTGGCGACTGCTATACAAGCAAGGAAATTCACACACCTCACGGCTTTGGCTATGCGGTATGTGGTGATTGCTACTTTGGCGAGAGAGTGAGAGAGGAGGAGTGGAGGAAGCGTGAGCAAGCAAAAAGCGAAAGGCACAGCTTTTGAGAGTATGGTCACAGAATACCTATCTCGGGTACTCGACGCGCCAGAAATAGAAAGGCGTATCGTAGGCGGGACTAAAGATCGCGGCGATATTGCCGGGGTCTTTTTTCGTGGCCAACGAGTCGTTTTAGAATGTAAAAACACTACACGTCCAGAGCTGCCTAAGTGGCTCAGAGAGACGGAAGTGGAACGCATTAACGACAATGCAGAGTATGGCTTTGTCGTACATAAACGGCGTGGTTGTGGTGTTGCACAAGCAGGAGAAACATACGTCACCTGCACACTTGAAACACTTGCGGCGATGATTGCCGGAGGACGCGAGTTTCTCCAGGACTAACCAAAAACAAAAACCGAATAGAGGTGATATGAAGCCACATCTCACGATTGATGGCAAGGCGCCTTTTGCTGATCCTCCGTGGTGGGTTATTGAATTTAACAATGTCTGCAAAGGGCTTTTCGTTCGTAATGGCAAAGGATTTTATGAGGAACTGACGATTGTTAAAGTCCTCTCAAGAAGTCATTTCCCCTTCTCCGTTCACCCCACCACCAAAGAAGGCGTGACATTTGTTGAGTTCAACCTGATTGTGCTTTTCGCTCCGGAGACGGAAATGAAAAACCTTATGGAAATTATCCGACTCAACAAAAAACATGGTGTCTATTTCCAGCAAGTTCCCCAAAAAGAAAAAGAATATCGATTTTAGAAAGGAGGAGAAATGGCTAGAGTTATCGCCATTATGGGCGAGTCCGGTTCAGGCAAAACCACAAGCCTAAGAAATTTAACGCCTGAAAGCACCTTCATTATCGACTCGGACAAGAAGGGACTTTCGTGGCGTGGATGGAAAAAGAATTACAACAAGGATGCTAAGAATTATTTAGTATCAGATGATCCGGAGATAATCCTAAAAACGCTCAAGGTCATAAACGCTAAATTCACCCATGTTCACACGATTGTTGTTGACACAATCAACGGGATTATGGTGGCCGATGAAGCCAGAAGGCGCACCGAGAAGAGCTATGACAAATGGGCTGATTTAGCTTGGTCAATCTATGGGCTTGTAGACTACGCCCTTGTCATGCGCCCTGATATAACGGTGATTTTCACCGCCCACACCCAAACCGATATGAACGATGCGGGTTATGAGTTTACCCATATCAAGACAAGCGGACGAAAGCTTGACAAGATTGTCCTTGAGTCCAAGTTCACCACAGTTTTGAACACGCGCTTTAAGGATGGCGAGTACATCTTTGAGACAAGAAGCGCGACCTCGACCGCAAAAGCACCCTTTGAAGCACTACCCGAGACAATGCCGAATGACATTGTAGATGTCATTAACTCCCTTAACGAATATGAGGGATAGAAGAAAGGAAAGTACTATGAAAGCAATTAAAGGATGGAACGACATCGTAGCGACAAACGGCGGAGGAACACTGCTTTCCCCTGGCGGATACCTGGCAAAGATTATCCGTGTCAAGGACAAGACGGCAGAAACAAAGCCCTACCTTGAGGTGGTTTACGACATCTTGGCTGAGGACAAAAAGACCTTGCTTTTCAAGGAAGAGTCCAAAGACGAGAAGAACGACTGGAAGCACTCCTTCCGCTTCTATCTCGCCGATGAGTCCGGCTTTGGCCTTGCACGTTACAAGAAGCTTGTTGAAGCCGTTGAAGGATCACCTCAGAACAAGGGTTTCACCTACGCCAACAAAGCAGGAGCAGAGCAAACACTTGTTGGCAAATGGGTTGGCTTTGTTATCCGCGATCGGCTCTACACTAAGCAAGACGGCACCGATGGAAGAGGTCCAGACCTTGCCGGATGCTTTACCACGCAAGAAATTCTAGACAAAAGTTTTCCTGAATCGATGCTTGAAGAGCGAGATACGCGCAAAAAGGCTGAAACAGTCGCAGTACCTGACGCTATCCCCTTCGGAGACGATGCAGCACAGCCTACGGCCGAGGAAACGCCCGCTGTTCCTGATCTCTACGATAGCGACATCCCGTTTTAATGATTGCAGCCTAAGAAAGGAGGTGGCGCGTGGCTGATTACACAGATGGTCAAGGTTGGTCAAAGCTGGATGCAACATCCGCGCGCCACCTGGCACAAGTGATTTCCATGTTTCACGGTAGAGCAGCATCGAAGCGGACAGAGATGTTGCTCTACTGTTTTTCTCAGCTACAGGGCAACTGTCCTTATTTTAGGACTGGTTTCAGAACGATAGCCAAAGCTTGTGATACTAAGCCGGATGTTGCTAGAAGGTTTCTAGTTTTTTGCGACACGGAGGAGATATTTAAAGCAGTAGGTAAGACACAAAAGGGGAAAACGCCCAAAAGAACTTTCTTTTGGCTTGATCCTAACGACGATAGCTACTGTGGCGGTCAAACGCCACACCCTGTGGCGAAACACAAGGAAAAAACGCCACACTACTGTGGCGAAACATCCTATTCAAACGCCACACATCAGATACAGAGTATCAGAGAGGGAGAGAGCTCAAAAAGCAATCTCTCTCCCCGCGCATCCTCCGTCTGCGCTGACGCTCCGACGGATGCGCGGCAGAAAGAACAACCCATGACTGGAGTTGAGTTTGCTATTGCTGAAGAAGAAATACTCCAACGGCTAGACAAAGCCCCTCACAATTCCCCTGAACAAAGAAAGTGCTCAGCTGAACTGACAGAGCTTCGCATGCGCCATGACAAACAAAAACGTGGTGATGCGTAATGGGATTCCAAGAATTGCTTAACTTCAGCCACCCTGAACACAGTTGGGCGGTTGATTGCTATCTTCAAGGTACAAAGCCCCTGCTTACGCATACACATCTCGATAAAGCACTTAGCGGCGGTCTTATGCCAGGACTCACGATTTTAGGTGGCGTGGCATCTGCCGGAAAGTCTTCGCTTGCCGTACATGTAGCCACAAATGTTGCTGCAACAAGGCGGCGTGTAGCGTATTTCACACTTGATGACACATGGGGAAATATTATTGCTCGGTCTATAAGTTGCTGGTCTTTCGCCACTCAGGGAGCAAAATATCAAGACATTGACATTGTTCCGTTTCGGTGGTCTGATGTCTTAAATCACACCGATGAGATACCAAAGCTAGACCTTGACCCACTAAAACTCTCGGCATACGCCTTCAACATGAGAAAGCAAAACAAGGTCTTGGGAGATGCGGCGGTTTATGAGGATGTTGTGGCCCCTTATTTAGCCATCATTGACTCTGTAGCCACCACAACAGAAATTGAGCAGCTCCTAAAGACTGCGGCAGCAGATGGTGAAGCACCGGAGCTTGTAGTGGTTGATTATGTGCAACAGTTTCAAACCGGCTCTTCTGATGTTGACAATAGCGACTATGCGAGAGTCTCTGAGGTTGCAACACGACTTCAGCAAATAGCACTTTCGATGAATGTTCCGATTCTTGTTCTTTCCTCGCTCAAAAAGATTGACGCCAAAGAAAAAGACGATCCATCACTTGATTGGTTTCGCGGCTCTGGCGTTGTTGGCTATGCGTCTTGGGCAGCCGTCATCATCACACGTGGCGAAAAACAGGGACCGGGATTTCAAGAAATCAAACTTCATACGGTCAAAAACAAAGCAGGACGCACAGGACAGGTTACAAAATGCCTGCTTAAAGGTCCTTATTCCTATGTCAGCGATTTTTATTAGTGAGGTGATATACATTGCCTGAACAGGTTGATTTTCTTCTATGCCCATTTACAGGCTCCAGGTGTGACGCTAGATGTGCTTTAGCATTATCACTCGATGGCAACCGCGTTTGTGGCTTAAATTCGATTCTGTCGCGCCACAGCGGCAATATTGAGCCTGTCTGTGTTGCTCCTGCGCATAGTTCCAAAGAAACAAAGAGAGAGAAGATTCGAGAGAGAATTTCGTATATCCAGGAACATCCGGATGAATTTCCGATAATCCCCGATTTTTCAATACCGAAAGAAGGTTAGATATGGCTTCTCACTATCCGTATGCTGATGTACCGGAAAAAGACCTCTACCCTACTCATTGGTGCCGTTTTATACCGGATACAGGAGACGCTGGCACATGGTGGGAGTGTTCTGCGTGTAAATGTGCAATAGACGATTCTCTGTATCAAGAACTTTTAGTTGACGAGCTCCTTGAGTTCTGTCCGGCTTGTGGGGCTAAGGTGATAGATGATGATCAATGAGTGTCTCCTCTTCGATAGCAGAGACAGCGTTACTTCTCTTTGAGAATTGAGTATGGCAAAAAGAGAGGAGTAAACGTGTGTTTTGAAGAAGGCTCAAATAGGACAAGTTGTGACAGTTCTTTTAACTTCATTAAATCTCCATATAAGCCGTGGACTCATAGCGAGCTTAAAGTGTTGTGGGAATATCCCGACCTCACCGCAGAAGACTTGGCGGATATCCTTGACGGCAGGACTCCTCAGGCAATACGTAAAGCACGCCAGAGATATGGACGCTACAACGCATATGAGATTCCTCTTTGCCAAAAGTGCCACGAACACCCTGTCGATGTTGCAACTCCCCGAGCGTCCAGACTCGGCCTTTGCAGCGAGTGCTTCATCAAGGAAGAGACCTGGAGAATCGAGCACGCCAAAGAGATCAAGCGGAAGAAGAATGCTCTTCGCCAGCGGCGATTCAAAGCACGTCATAAGCGTAAGTGAGTGCGCATACTCAAGACATGAAGACGCAACCACTGAAAAATCCGAAGTATGAAGCCTATGTGCAGGAACGCCTGAGCGGTAAAACGCAACGTCAGGCGATGCTCGCGGCATATCCAACGCGCAAGAAGTGGAAGCCGGAGACGGTGGATCGTGAAGCATCAAAGCTGGAAAAGCGTCCTGAGGTTAACATGAGGTTGGAAGACCTGAAAGAGCGAGCATCCAAGCGCGTCACGATAACACGCGCTCAGGTGCTTAATGGCATGAGTGATACCTTCATGTGTGCTCGCTCATCCATTGCCGCCGATGGTGTCTCACAGACTGCGGTCACGGCTATATCGAGCATCGGCCGCACGCTCTTAGATGCAATCCCGGAAAATACAACAGACGATAAGCTGCCGTTTGTAGCAGACTTCGCCCTTCTCCTAGCCCCTCCTTTCCTTGCTCTGCATCGAGCCATTGCGGCAGATGCAGGCGGTGAGTGGTGGCTGAGAGGAGGGCGTTTTTCGCTTAAGAGCTCTACTGTCTCTTTAGAGATTGCAGCTGGTCTTATGGAGCATGAAGACAGAAGCGCCTTTGTGATGCCAAAGATTGGGAAAGACATTGGCGAGGGCGTCTTTGAACAGATGCTCTGGGCGCTCGACAAACTCGGTGTGCGTGATGAGTGGACCGCTTCCAAGAGTCCTTATAAGCTCACAAGGCACGCTACAGGGCAAGTAATCACCTTCCGTGGTGGTGATAGAACGCAGAAGACCAAAGCTATCAAAGCGCCAAACGGCACGTATTACGCTTACCAATGGTTCTCTGAGGTAGATCAGTTCGATGGCTGGGGCGAGCTAAGAACTGTTATGCAGTCCGTTACAAGAGACGCTCCAGAAGGCTCGGCATACTTCCGTTTCTTCGACCACAACCCTCCACGCTCAAGAGATGCCTGGGTAAACCAGCATATCAAAGCTATCAAGGCTGAACACAAAGAGCGTGTCATTGAGTCGAGCTATCTCGATGTTCCACATGAGTGGATACCAGAGCAGGTACGGCGCGACGCTGAAGACTTGAGGGAGCTTGACGAGGAAGCTTACCGTCATGAATGGCTTGGTGAAGAGGTCGGCTATGGCTCTGAGGTCTTTACTCGTGTTGAGGTGCGGGAAATCACACACCAAGAGCGCAAAAAGCTTGAGTATCACTTCTATGGAGTTGACTGGGGCTTTAGCCAAGACCCATTCGCCTGGGTAAAAATTACCTACGACACAAAGACGCGCACACTCTATATCCTCGATGAGTTCGTGAAGTGTGGACTTTCAAATCAAGAGTCGGCTGAAGTGGTAAGCCAGAAGATGCACAAGACACTCGAAGACGATGACGGAGTCTATGAGGATGCAGAGCCATATGCGGTTGTGTGGTGCGACTCAGCAGAGCCAAAGAGTATTGCTGACTTTAAGGCCAATGGAATTGATGCGCGCCCAGCACTTAAGAGTGGCGCTCACAATGTCAGAAACTCTATCAAATGGCTACAGTTCCGGAAGAAAATTGTAATTGACGCTAAGTGCACCGTCGCGGCACGTGAGTTTGCCAACTACTCCTATGTGATGACCAAAGACGGACAGCTTACAGGGC